GATGATGTTTTTATAGCAGTAGATACTTCAGGTGGTGGACTTAAAAAAATTGCACGATCAGCTATTGTAGCAGGACTTGCTACATCAGGTGCAATATCAGATATAGTAGAAGATACTTCGCCTCAATTAGGTGGTGATTTAGATACTAATTCTGCAAACATTTTAATTGATGATGCACATTTTATTGCAGATGAAAATGGTAACGAACAAATTATATTTCAAACAACAGGTTCTGCAGTTAATCAATTTGATGTAACAAATGCTGCAACAGGTAATCCACCATCAATAAAAGCTACTGGTGGTGACTCTAATATTGATTTTAATATAAGTGCAAAAGGTACAGGACATGTAACTGTTTTAGGTGATACTAATTCAGGTGCTATTCAATTTAATTGCGAAAGTAATTCCCACGGACAAATTGTAATTGCACAACCTCACTCGGCTGCTGTTACAAATACTTTAACTTTACCAGCTGGTTCTAGTTCAACTTTAGTATCTTTGGTTTCAACAGATACACTTACAAACAAAACATTAACTAGCCCTGTTATTAACACAGGTACTTTTGGAACATCTATATTACCTACTTCTGCAGATGGAACAACTTTAGGTTCTGCATCTAAAGAATTTTCTGATTTATTTTTAGCAGATGCTGGTACAATTCAATTTGGTAATGACCAAGATATTACACTAACACATGATGCTGATGTTGGATTAAAATTAAAACATGCAGCTACAGCTGATGATAAACCAATTGTATTAACATTACAAACTGGTGAAACAGACATGGCAGCAAATGATGTTATGGGTGCTATTAGATTCCAAGCTCCTGATGAAGGAACTGGAACAGATGCTATTTTAATAGCTGCTGCAATTCAAGCAGTTGCAGAAGGAGACTTTAGTTCTTCTAATAATGCTACAACATTAGAATTCCATACTGGAGCAAGTGAAGCTGCATCTTCAAAAATGACTTTAAGTTCAGCTGGACTATTAACTATTGCAGATGACTTAATGATTAAAGATGGTGGTACTATTGGTGTTGCCTCAACTAATGATGCATTAACACTTTCTTCTGCTGGACTTCTTACAGTTAAAGATGACCTTGTAATTAAAAGTGGTGGTACAATAGGTGGCGGAGGTGATACTGATTTATTAACTTTAGGTTCAGCTATATTAACTGTTGCAGGCGAAGTTCAAATGACAACTTTAGATATTGGTGGAACTAACGTTACATCAACAGCTGCAGAATTAAATAAATTAGATGGAGTTGGAACATTAAAAGAAGCGGGTAAAGAAACTATTTGGGTTCCTTCAAATGCTATGACACCAACTACCTCAAATGGTGCTGCAAGAGCAACAGTTGAAACAACATCTGGTAGACCTGATATGGAAGTTTTAGATTTTGATAAAGATAGTGATGAGTTTGCTCAATTTGCTATAGCGTTCCCTAAATCATGGAATTTAGGTACAATTACTTTTCAATGTTTTTGGTCTGGTTTAGCGGCTACGACAGGTGTTGCCATATCATTACAAGGTGTTGCAATGAATGATAATGAAACTATTGATGTTGCTTATGGAACAGCTGTAGTTGTTACCGATGATGCACAAAGTGCTGTTGAAGAATTATTAGTTACTGCTGAAAGTGGTGCAGTTACAATTGCAGGAACTGCAGCAGATAATGATCTTTGTTATTTTAGAGTGGGTAGAGATGTATCTGATGGTAATGATGATATGGCAGGAGACATGAGATTACATGGTATTAAAATATTTTTTACAACTGATGCTGCTAACGATGAGTAAAGGGATTAAATTATGTTTGGATATAGAAATTTAGGATTTGGATCAGGCGTTGCAGCTTCATTACCCCTTGAAGTAGAATATTTAATTGTCGGCGGAGGCGGTGCTGGAGGAAAAGCTGCTGGAGCTGGAGGAGGAGCCGGAGGATATAGAGCTGCAACAGCTTTAACTTTAACTTCTGGAGCAGAATATACTGTTACAGTTGGTGATGGTGGAGCTGCTGAAGATGCAGAATCACATCCTGGAGCTGATGGAAGCGACAGCGTTTTATCTGGAACTGGAATTACAACACTTACTTCTGATGGTGGCGGTGGAGGTGCAAAAGGAAATACTAATGGAAGATCAGGTGGCTCAGGAGGAGGAGGCGGTGGATCTACAAACATAAACCGAACTGGAGGTTCTGCTTCTGGAGGAGGAACCGGAAACGCTGGAGGAGCAAGAAGTGATTCTGCTGGAACTGGTGGGGTTTATGGAGCTGGTGGCGGAGGAGGAGCTGGTGCTGTTGGTCAAACTGGTACATCCGCAAGAGGTGGAAATGGCGGAATTGGTCTTGCAAACGATATTGTAGAAGATGGAACAGATGTTTACTACGCTGGAGGCGGCGGAGGAGCTGCTGAAAGTAATCAAGCTGTTAATGGAAATGATGATGATGCTGTTAATCATGGAAGAACACAAGGTGGTGGCGGAAAAGGTGGTGCTTACGCAAATCGTGATGATGGATTCTGTGATGCAACTGCCAATACTGGTGGTGGCGGAGGTGGAAGATCATTTTCTGTCGGCGGTGGTGGCGGAGGAGACGGCGGAGGTGGAGGTAAAGGTATTGTAGTTTTAAGAATGGCAACTGCAATTTATACAGGAACAGTAACTGGTTCTCCAACAGTTTCAACAGATGGTGCAAATACAGTTTTAAAATTTACAGGCACTGGGAGCTACACAGCATAATGGCAAGTTTTACAAAATTAAATGATGATAATATTGTTGTGGCAGTTTTATCAGTTCACGATGATGTTGCAACTAACGAACAAGCTGGAATAGATTTTTTAACTAATCTTTTTGGTCATTCTAATTGGAAACAAACTTATAAAGATGGAACAAGAAAAAATTATGCTGGAAAAGGTTATAAATATGATGCAGACAAAGATGCTTTTATACCAAATAAACCATATGATTCATGGACATTAAATAATGATACTTGTCGTTGGGAATCACCTGTTGCTTATCCATCTGACGCAAGTCAAGAAAGACAATATCATTGGAATGAAGATTCAACTAGTTGGGTTTTAGTAGAAAGATAATTATGCTACAAAAAGTAAAATTTGCACCAGGATTTAATAAACAAGTCACATCAACGGGCGGCGAGAGTCAATGGGTTAGTGGAGATAATGTTAGATTTAGATATGGTAGCCCTGAAAAAATAGGGGGTTGGGCACAATTAGGATCAGTTGATATTACAGGAAGAAATACAGCTATTCATCATTTTGTTAATACATCAGGAATTAAATATGCAGTGCTTGGCACGAACAGAATTTTATATGCATATTCTGGTGGTATTTTTTATGACATACATCCAATTAAAGCTACAACAACTTTAACTAGTGCTTTTTCTACAACTAATGGATCAGCAGTTGTAACTTTAACTTTTTCATCGGCTCACAATATAAATAAATTTGATATTATATTATTAGATAACCTTACTTCTATTACAAACTCTAATTTTGATTCATCAAATTTTAATGATAATAAATTTATGGTAACAACTATACCTTCAACTACAACTCTTACAATTGATGTTGGATCGAATGAATCAGGATCAGGAGCATCTACTTCTGGAGGTATTCGTGTTAAACATTATTATCCAGTTGGACCCGCAGTAGAGGTAGCTTCTACAGGTTGGGGACTTGGTTCATGGGGTGGTCTTGCTTTAGGTGAATTTACTTCGACTTTATCTTCAGGAATTAATACAAGTGTAACTTCTTTAACAATGGCAAGTTCAACTTCATTTCCATCATCGGGAACAGTTTTAATTAATAATGAGTTGATTACTTATACAGGCAATAGTGGTGGAACATTATCTGGTTTAACAAGAGGAGCAAACGGAACTACTGCTGCAGCGCATTCATCAGGCGATACGGTAACCGATGCATCAAACTTTTTTGCATGGAACGCCGCAGCATCTGGAGACGTTGTAACAGCTCCTGGTTTATGGTCGTTAGATAATTTTGGTAATAAACTTGTTGCAACTATAACAGGCGGAGAAAGTTTTGAATGGGATTCAAATCCAACTGCAGCTAATCAAACAAGAGCAACAATTATATCAGGTGCACCAACTGGATCAGAATTTAGTTTAGTATCAACACCAGATAGACATTTAATATTTTTTGGAACAGAAACAACTATTGGTACAAAATCAACAAAAGATCCAATGTTTATAAGATTCTCGTCTCAAGAAAATATAAATGAGTATACACCAACTTCAACTAATACTGCAGGTACACAAAGACTTTCAGATGGTTCAAAAATTGTAGGTTCAATCAGAGGTCGTGATGCAATTTACATTTGGACAGATACTGCATTATTTATTATGAGATTTGTGGGCCCACCATTTACATTCTCGTTTCAACAAGTTGGTACTAACTGTGGATTGATAGGTAAGAATGCAGCTGTTGAAGTTGATGGTGCTGCTTACTGGATGTCAGAAAATGGTTTCTTTAGATACACAGGTAAACTAGAATCTCTACCGTGTTTAGTTGAGGATCATGTTTTTGATGACATTAATACAATTCCAAAACAACATATTAATGCAGGATTAAATAATTTGTTTGGTGAGATTATGTGGTTTTATCCTAACTCTGGATCAGGAACAGTTAATAGAATGGTTGCTTATAATTATTTAGACTCAACACCACAAAGACCAGTGTGGACTACAGGAACTCTTGCTCGAAGCGCGTGGCAAGATTCTGCTGTATTTGGTAAACCACACGCAACAGAATATGATGATGATGGTACAACAGCCACAACAGATAGTAATTATGTTTATGGCAACACTGATGGAACTTCAACATATTATGAACATGAAACAGGATTAAATCAAATTAAAGGTGGTGCAACAAGTGCTATTACTGCATCAATTGAATCTGGAGATTTTGACATTGGTCAACAAGGATTACAAGGTGATGGTGAGTTTATGATGAAAATAAGAAGAGTGATACCTGACTTTTTATCACAAACAGGAGATGCAAGAATAACATTAAACTTAAGAGATTTTCCAAATGATACCGCAGCTAGTTCAACGCTTGGTCCTTTTACAGTGACAAGTGGTACACAAAAGATCGACACACGAGCAAGAGCTAGATCTATTTCTTTAAAAATAGATAACACGAGTACTAGTCAGTTTTGGAAACTTGGTACATTTAGATTAGACTATCAACCGGACGGGAGAAGATAATGGCTAGAATAGTACAATCATTAACACAACCTAATAAAGAATACGATCAACAAGTACAACAATCATTTGTTAGAGATGTAGATAGTATTGTACAAAAATTAAATACAACTTTTCAACAAGACTTAAAAGACGAAGCAGAAGCGGAGGCTTATTTCTTTGGCTAATTCGTTCGTAAATAAAAAAGCAGATTTAACTAGCACATCAGCTACAACATTATATACAGTGCCTGATGCAACAACTGCTATTGTAAAATCAATATTAATATCAGAAGATTCAGGAAATGCTGATACTATAACGGTTACTATTACAGATACATCAGATGCTGTATTTAGTCTTTTTAAGACTAAAGCAATATCTGCAAATGCAACAACAGAATTACTTACAGCTCCTTTAGTATTACAACAAAATGA